TTCTGCATATGGTTTCGAGCACAAGATCACTGAGTGGGCTGACGACAAAATGCTGCGTGACTCTGCAGGACGTCCTTTGGATATCCTTGTATATGCACCTCAGCGTCGTAACCAACTTCCTTTAACTCGTAACGATGTTAAATGGGAGCCATTTATTGAGTTCTGGATGCGTAAGTCTATGCTTGAGTTGAAAGTTAAGCGTATGATTTGGTCTCGTCCTGGTACTGTAAAGACCAACGGATCTAAGCAAGAACTTAAGCGTACTTCTGCTGGTGTTTACCACCGCATGCGTAACAACGGTAACCTGGTTCAATACAACCGTGGTGAATTTACTGCCAACCTGATTCGTTCTGTGTTTGGTGACCTGTTCTATCGTCGTGTGGATGTTAAAGACCGTCGTGTTAAAATGTACACTAACGAAGCAGGTTTTGACGTGTTCCAGCAAGCTTTGAAGACAGACGCTTTGAACAGNNGGTCTTACCTTCATGGCTGATAGCGGAAACCGTTACATGCAGGGAGAAGGACAACACATCACTTACAACTTTGCATTTGATGCAATGGTAACTCGTGAGACTGGTCGTGTTGAACTGATCCACCTGAAAGAACTTGACCTTCCTCAATCTAACCTGGAATTTGGACAGAACAAGAAGTCAACCCCTGTATTCATGGTGTTTGACGTATCTCCAATGTCTGATGGTTCTTTGGTTAATAACATTCGTGAAGTTCGTATGAAGGGTGCTCCTTCTATGACTTGGGGATATATCGATGGAACTCGCCACCATTTGGGATTCGCCAAATCTCAGGGTATGAGCTCTGCGAACAAATTCCCAGGATACGAAATCTGGATGAAGGATCGTTGTGATGTATTCATTGAGGACCTGTCTCGTACAGTGTTGATTGAAGAAATCCCACAATTCTAATAAGACTACAGCTCACGCTGTTCTTATAACCTACCGAGAAGAGATCGCCCCCCACTTTCAGGGTGGGGGTGCTCTTCTCAAACTACAGAGATGGGATACAGGGCTATCTCCTGTTTGCCATGAGGTTCAATCCTCACATCTCTGCAAATAAACCAAATAAATAAACTACATATGGGCAAGATTGGAAAAATCTCAACAATTAAGAAAGAGTACAATAACGGACAATTGCAAACAATGCAAGGCGGACTTGCTTTGAGAGGGTTCACACGCATCCCTGGAACAGGGGTGTTTAAGTATCCTTACAAAGAGTTAGATGGACAGTATAGAACAGGACTTGATCCTAATGCTGCTTACATCCGTCGTATTCAAGATCCTCTCGAAAGAGAAATGGAAATCGAACGCGTTACAGCTCTGAAAGAAAAGCTGGAAAGTGCTTTGGGAAGTATTGATTTAGGTCCTCGTTCCCAGTTCTGGAACTATGGAATGTCTACATCCTCACAGGATACACTGCATGTGCAGCCTGTAAAACTGATGGATGGAGACAACTTCTTTGACCTTGGTATTCCTCTTCAAGAGATTGCATTCTCTTGGTTACGTGTACACCCCACAATTGCAAGCTCTTATCAAGCTTGGGAGCGTGGTGAGTTTCCTGCTGACACTCAGTTTTATGTAGCTGATGATCAAGTGGAAAATGCTGTACTGTTCAAGAAGAAGCAACTTATCAACAAGGCTATTGTCAAGTTTGACAGTATGACCCCTGAGAAGAAGAAAAAGGTGGCACGTTTGTTGGGACTGCCTGTTACAGATAACACTACAGAAGAAGCTGTTTACAACCAGGTGGATAACCTGCTGAAACAGACAGAGTTCAAGAATGGTAAATACCAAGGACTCTCTCCTGTAGAAATCTTTAACAGATATGCAGACATGAAAGAAAACTTGCTCCATATTAAAGACTTAGTAAAACAAGCTATCACCCACTCCGTATATAGGGTTAAACCTAGCGGTAAGATTTACGAAGGTGAGTTTGAAGTAGGTAAGGATGAAGATGATTTAATTAAAACTCTTGCTGATGATGACAATCAGGACATGCTCCTGACTCTCGAAGGCAAGCTGAAAACTAAGAAACTAGCTGCTCTATGATACCTGTAGATAGTTTATTGTATAAAATCGACCAAAGACTAAATAAACTATCGACCAATGTTCATCAGCAGATCAACCTCGAAGACAAGATCTTGGCTCTTAATGAGGCACAGATCAAGCTGATAAAGCAGAAGGTTGATGGAATAAGCGTAGTTAGTGGTTTAGGTCTTGATTCTTTTAAGAAGCGTTATGAGGACCTGCAAAGTTTGGTGGTTACATACAACCATCAACCTCTTGATCTCACTATACTAAATCCAGAACTACATCAGTGGAAAGCTTCTCTACATCGCCTTGATCCCAAGTACATGTTCTATGTTGATAGTTATGTAATTGCAGATAAAGGATCTTGTAAGGATAGAAAGATATGGATTAATAGAGATTTGGCCAAACATGGTGACCTTCAGTTTATTCTGAACAATGACCATTACAAGCCCTCTTTTGAATACCAAGAAACTTTCAACTTCCTGTCTTCAGACGAGATAAGTATTTTCACAGATGGTACCTTTACTCCAAAGACTATTAACATAATGTATATGAGATATCCTCAATACATTGATAAAACTGGATATACAAGGTTTGACGGAACACCTTCTGTAGATTCTGACTGTGAGTTGGAAACCTATTTGGAAGATGAGTTGCTAGACTTAACAGTACAAAACCTAGCTATGTACACTGAGAATCAATCTGCTGTACAAAGCTCTATGGTAAGAATTCAGACGAACGAATAGATTTTTCTTAACACTTAAAATAAAACAAAATGGCTGATTTTTCATTAACTACGCTCTTCGTAGTTCCTGTTGGTAGCGGTATTGCCAATAGCGGATCTACGCAAGACTTAACCCCTGGAAAGGTGGGGATTTTTAAAGCAGACTATGCTGTTGCCACTGCTGGTAACGTTGCTGCTTCTCCCTACTTCTATGTTGCTCAAGGCCGCACAAATACCTATCTGCAAGGCTCCAAGCGCTCTGACAAGATCAAAGGATGCCCCACTGCAAATTGTAACAGCAATGTAACTGAGTGGTACAAAACTGTAGGTTGTCCTACTGCTGCCACTCAAGTTACCGATGTATCTGGATGGAATGTACAGTGTGGTGACATTGTTACCCTTACACTTCGTGCTCACTCTAGCTACATTGACACCCTGTATTTTAACGGTTTCACTCGTAGTGTAACTGTACAGGCTCCTTGTTGCGAGTGTGGTGGTGATCCTTGCGACATTGTAGATGTACCTGCTCTTATCGATCAGTTCATCTTCCAATTGTCACTCAAGGCTCCTGGAAACAACCCTGACAACATCTCTTTCAGCACATTCTATCAGTTCCAACGTATTGGAAATGACCAGAATGCAATCCTCCGTATCACTGGTAAGCCTCTGACTAAGTATGGCCAGCCTTGTGATGTGGCAGCATTCCCTTGGGAGTATGACCGTATGTGGTTCCGTACATTCGTGTACAGTGGACCTGCAACCACAGCTGACTTCATCGTGGCTGATGCTTGTAATATTGTAGCTGAGCCTACAATCATCCAGCGTGCTTCTTATCCCAGCGGTACATCTGCAGAGATTGCTCAACTGGAGAAGAACTTCTACAGCTACCAAGCTGGTTACTTGAAGCACCTCTACAGAATGGCTGGTTACAACGAGAACTTTGAAAGCTGGGTGAGTGATGGTACTACTTATAACACTTTCAACATCCGTTTTAACGAGTACAACAAATCTGAGTATCAATGGGGTGATTACATCATGGAAGATAGCCGTGTAATCATTGCTGTTGCAAAAGGATCTGCTGAAGAAACTGCTCTTGAAGCTATTCTGGTAGCCGCTCTGGGTGCTGTAGCTGCTGACAACACATGTGTCACCACTACATCTACCACTACCACTGTATGGCCTTCTACTACTACCACATCAACTCTGATTCCGTAATAGTAGGGACATAGAAACATTCATATTAACCTAAGCCAGAGGTGAGAGGATTAAAACTCAGATCCTCTGGCTTATTTATTTAAAACAACATGGCAGATTTGAAATTAGACATATTGGTGATTCCTACGTACAATGTACAAACACTAGGTGTTGCTGATGCTTCTGTCTATCCTACAGACCCTCCTGTTGTTTCTGGAGCAACTATTGAAATCAACGTTCCTGGTTTTGGGGTGGTGGTTAAACCATTCAGTGTTAATGACTTTAACGTATTCACAACATCAAACCTAGGACTGAGCCCTGTAGGAGTGGATCAACCACTACCTGACGGGGTTTATCGTTTAAGATATTCTGTAGCCCCTGCATATATAAACTTCGTAGAGAAGTCTATCATGCGTGTGGAAAAACTACAGGAGAAGTTTGATAACGCATTCATGAAGCTTGATATGATGGAATGTGATAGGGCTATTAAGACACAAGCAAAGGTGAATCTCACCTCTATCTATTTCTTCATTCAAGGCTCTATAGCAGCAGCCAATAACTGCGCTACAGATGAAGCAATGAAACTATACAACCAAGCAGACATGATGCTTAACAACTTCCTTAAAAACAACTGTGGATGTTCTGGAAATAACTACGTAATAAACTTCTATTAACATGGCAAGCTGTCGTAACTGTGGAGCTAAATTTGGCTGCGGATGTCAACTAATAAATGGACTCTGCGCAGCCTGTAATGCAGCCACTCAACAAAGCAAAAACTTTATAAGAAATGTTATCGCCAAGGCTCACACATTGTCCAGAATGCGCTAGTATCCCAGCACTTATTGCTGAGATAGATTGCAAGCTGGCTGATCTAGCAAGCGATCTATATAATAATGTTGTCTACATCCTAAACTACCCTATACCTGGTGGAGCAATGTTAGACCTCATTAACTATAGAAGAATCCTTGTTTACAAACTTTGTAATCCAAATTATGCCGCTGCATTCACGGTGAACATGATTGCAAGCAGAGTTAAAATTCTAAAATCTAAATAAATGTCTTGTTCTAATTGTTTTAACGGATGCGCAGAGATTGTATCAGATCAATGCGTTAGATATACAGGAATAGATGTTCCCATTCTGGGAATCAAAAACGGTGATTCGCTCTCCTATGTAGAGCAAGCATTGATTGAGTTTCTCACCTCTACACTAGATGGTACAGGAATTACTCTTGAGATCAATCCCGCCATCATATGCAACATTGTAAGTAAAAATCTAGTGGAGTGTCAAGACCTTACACTTCCTAACGTAATTAGTGCTATCATCAAAGCTGTTTGTGAACTTGATGTTAGACTCACTGTTGTAGAAGATGATTTGGCTGCATTGGAAGGACCTTACACAATCGGGTGCCTCACTGGTGTAACTGGCACCTCTGGAACGCACGCTATCCTTCAAGCTGTTATTACAAAGCTTTGTGCACACATTGTTGACTTCAACGCATTTGTATTAGATGTTCAAACCAACTATGTAAAGAAATCAGAGCTCTGTGCTTTAGTGGCAGCCTGTACACCAGCCCCTTCTCCTATTGCATATAAGGATAGAATGGTTCCTTACACAGTGGTGGAATACTATGGATCACTGGCTAACTTTGATCTCACTGGTGCTGGAATCCCTGCTAACGGGTTTGACAAAATCTACTTGTGTAATGGTAACAATGGCACCCCTGATAAGCGTGGAAGGATTCCTGTAGGAGCTATTCAAGGTGTTCCTGGAGGACCTCTCAACCCTGCTGTTGACCCAACTATTGCTGGTAATCCTAATTATGCCCTAAACACTACAACAGGGGCTAACACTATTACGCTTTCACCAGCTCAAATTCCTGCCCATACACACGCTGCATCTGTAACAACCACTGTAACTGATCCTGGACACTCACACACCATTGCTTACAATTCTGGACAGGCTGACCAAAATGAGCCTGGTGCCACTGGTGATTTGATGGACATGAGTGGTACAAAAAGTTCATCTGCTGTTACAAACACAGCCACAACAGGAATCACTATAGCGACCGCTGTTACAAATGCTTCTACAGGAGGTGGTCAGTCTCACAATAATATTCCCCCTGTATTGGCTTGCTATTATATTATGTACATCCCATAAAATCATCCTATAATGTATTACGTTCCTCAGAATCCTTGCTGCACACCACAACCAATAGTGACGCCTTGTGGGGGAGATCCTTGTTCAGCACAACCTATTGGTAGTCAATCAGTTGTGTACAGCGGTCCCAATCTTTCTTGTACAGGAATTGCTACATGCAATAACCTATCAGTGGTTATCCAAAAGATAGACGAAAAGATTTGTGATTTACAGGATCAAATTGATAGCTTGTCAAATGCTCTAGACATTTGTTGCACAACAACCACTACAACATCTACTTCTACCAGTTCTACAACAACCACTACAACAACGATTCTTTGTCCTTCTTGTAATTTCTACGCTATTAGTAACTCAACGCTTTCCCCTATAAATATATCATATTACGCATGTGGTGGAGTGTTTGTAAATGCATCTGTTGCTGGTCCTAGCACCATCTACATTTGTGCTTGTGTAGGAACAGTGGTTGTACCACCATTGCCTGGTGTCACTCTATCAAATGTTGGAGCTTGTCCTACAACTACTACAACAACAACACTTTTAGTAACAACCACTACAACAACAACGTTAATCTAATAACTTGTGACTGTAACGATAACACTAACCACTGCTGGCACTGATACAGGCCCATTCAATCTCTACTCAGATGTTGATGGGTTTGTATCAGCTTTTGAAACAGGTGTTTCTAAGGCAGCCCTCTTGGCTGGTTACACTAGCACATTAGTTCCCAATGGCACCACTATTATAAGAGTGATGTCTGTTAATGCACTGTGTACCAACTTTATAGATATTATAGTGGATGGAGAGTGTACAACCACCACCACGACTATTCTACCACCATAAGGATATTAAAAAACCCTGTTTATTGGTTTTCAGGGCTTTCTCCTGGGGGTATCTACCCCTGGGAGTTTTTTGTTTATAACAGAAAATGTTATCATAGATAACAGAAAATGTTTAAATAATTTGGGAAATATCAAAAAGTTTCGTACCTTTATGGCAATTTTAACTAAACTATAATCTAAATGCCTGAAAATCAATCACTTCTGCATCAGCTGGAGCAAATGCTTCACTGGAAGAAGAGCAAGAAGTTCTACGCAGAAAAGCTACAAATCACTGAGAATGAGGTAGATGAGCTGATGAGGGAGTTGAAAGAGTCAACAGATACAAGACAAGAGGCTGAGGTTGGAAACTATATTGGGGAGCTAGAAGATCATGTGGTGAGATTCTTTGAGGATATACAGAAAGGAACAGGTGAGGTGGTGATTAATACTAAGGAAGAGATTAAGAGTTTAGAAGAGCTGATAAAGAAGTGTAACATTGATACAAGCAAGTGGGAGATAACTAAATACGTCCAAAACTACTGGGGAAATGCTGAAGCTCCTCATTACCAAGTGAAAGCTTGGCTAGGTAAGAAGAAAGATGAGCAGGTGTTCCAAGACTCCTTCATATCATTCCTAAGCACTTACGAACCTCTTTCTCCTCAGATAGTAGCTCCTATATATGAGCAGTCTAAAAGGTATGCTTGTTTGATCATAAACAAACAAGACTCTCACTTAAACAAACTAGATATCAACGGAAACAATGATATAGAAGAGAGGTTTGGTGACTTTATTCAGAAAGTGGAAATAATCCTTAATCAGGCTGCCATCTCTAACAATATTACAGATATCAAGTATATCATTGGATCAGACGAGTTTAATAGCGAGTTTACAAACACAACTACAAAAGGAACCCCTCAGCAGAACATTCTATCCTATCATGCTGCTTTTCAGGCAATATGTGACCACGAGGTGAGTGTGATAAACCTCCTTCTCCAAAAGAGCAAAAAGGTGGAAGTGGTATTCGTAGCTGGTAATCATGATGAGTTTGTAGGCTGGCATCTAGCTAGCTGGTTACAAACTTATTTCAGAAATCACGAGCGTGCTTCGTTTGACATCTCTCCAAGATATAGGAAGTATATTGATTATGGTTCATCAGCTATGATGTTCAACCATGGAGATGCTCTAAAGCCTGCCAAACTAGCTGCTCTATTTCCCATGGAATATAGAGAAGACTGGTCTTTACATAACAACTTCTACATCTTCACAGGAGATAAACACCACGAAATGAGCTTGGATTTCAATGGTATTAAGTTCTACCAGCTCCCAGCTTTCTCTACAGCTAAGAGCTCTTGGGATGATAAGAATGGTTATACCATTACAAAAGGTGAGGTGACTGGGTTCCTGATAGATAGTCAAGATGGAATGACAAACATATTCAAACAGTACCTATAATGCCCACGTTAAGAAAATTGGTTTCAGATGCCCGCTCTATGCACAAGCTGCTCTCTACAGACAGCTTGATCACGGATAGAGCTATTGCTTCTGAGATTAGAAATAATAGCCTACTGCTAATCAAGAGGGAAACCAACTTGAGAAAGCTATGGGCTACTGATACTATATTTACCACCATTCCCTGTCTGGAGATGGTGGAAGTTCCCATTTCTGAATGTTGTGATTATGTTGACCCCTGTTCAGTGGCTAGAAGCAAATTCAAGCTTCCTAGCATTGCAGAGGGTAATTATCAGTATGTCATCCAGGGTGTATATTCCATAAACGCTCTAAGTGGACAAGGAAAAAAACTGAAAGAAATAACCATCAATAGATATATCAATCTTCTAAAACTTCCCATCATAAAGAAGGAAGAGTACTATTGGATAACTAACGGTTATCTATATGTTAGTAACCCCTTGCTCAAGGCTATACGTTTTGTAGCTCTATTTGAGCAAGATGTTCCCAACGAAATACTCTATCCCGAATGTGGTTGCGGTACTCCTGAATACACAACAGAACAGTTGTGTATGAACCCGTTAGACAAGGAGTTTGCTCTCCCAGGTTATTTGGAGAAGCAGGTATTGGAGCTTACATCTCAAAAGCTGTTGTCTACCTATTTCAATCTTAAAACAGATATGACAGCAGAAGGTATTGATGGTCAAGCCCCCAATGCTAAACCAACCAATTAATGCGCACGAAGATAGACTGGAGAAGTGCTAGCAAAGAAAACTACAACAATTTCTGCAAGAAAAACCCCTCAGTAAAACTCACGTTTGAAGAGTGGAGAAACATCATTTATTCCTATACGGAAGCTTTTAGAGACTACATCCTAGAGACAGGAGAAAAGGCTAAGCTTCCCTTTGGATTTGGTGAGTTCTCCATCAACAAGAAGAAGCGTAGAAAGATGAAGGGGGTGGATGGTAAAGAGTCTGTTAACCTGCCTATAGACTGGAAAAAGACCAGAGAGAAAGGCAAACGCATCTACAACTTCAACTTCCATACAGAGGGTTATTTCTTTGGGTGGGTATGGTTTAAAGACACCGCTAGGCTTAGACAGTCTAACCTGTGGTATTTCAAACCTTCCAGAACCACCTCCAGAATGCTATCACACTATCTAAAAACTGACGACAAGTATCAAAACATTTATAGGGAGTGGAAAAAATAAACTATGTCCTACTATTACAAATACAATTTTATTTCTCCTGACATCATCTATTCCACTGTAAAGGAAGAGTTTAAAAGCTATTTCGATACAGGGGCTGTAGATGATTTGATGTTCCCCACCTATCTGGATAAGTGTCTCAGAAAGCTGGGTAGAGCAACATATGTAATTCAGGAGCAAGTGTTAAACATCTGTGACTACGAAGCTAGACTCCCAGACAACTTTTATGCTGTCCGTGAGGCATGGATGTGTACAGCTGTTAATGGCTTTCCCTATCAGACAGCCAACTCATTCTACTCCCAGGCTGCTACAGCCACCACTATTCAGGTGAGTCCTATTGTTACAGACTGCTCTATTCCTAGCCCCTGTTGTGGAAATGTGGGATGTGATGGATCTTGTATGCCTGAGATTATTCAGACAGTGTACAAAACAAACAACCAAGCTCCTGTGCTCTATCAGAGGGAGTATCTACTCAAGCCTGGTAACATCTCTGCACAAAAGAACTGTGGTGTGGAATATACTAACAACTGGGAGTTCTATCAAGAGGCACCCCCTCTTCGTGAGTTTACACCTGGCTCTGCTGGATATGATTCATTTGATATCAGAGACAATAAGTTTGTTACCAACTTCCGAAACGCTATTGTGCATATGATTTTCTATGCTACAGAGTATGATGCTGTAGGTAATCAACTAATTCCTGATAACTTCCGTGTAAGGGAATATATTGAGGCTTTCATCAAATACAAAATGATGGAAACCCTCACCAACCAAACCAATGATGAAACCTTCAATCAGCTTCAACAGAAGCTTGCATATTACAAGCAGCAAGCTGAGGAAGCATTCATCATGGCTGATATTGAGATTAAGAAGCAAGATCCTTGGGCTAAGCAGCGTAGGATTAAGAATGACCTAAACAGATTTAATATGTATGAACTCCCCAACCGAGTTGGTGGATGGTATGGCTGGCGTAGAAACAATTAATATCCATGGCTGAACAAGAACAAGAACAAGGTAATATTAGGCAAGAGTTTAATGCTGCTTCCACTGGTCTTAACATGGATAGATCTGTCACTCAGATCCCAAAAGGCCAGCTTACGTATGCATTGAATGCTGCTGTCGAAAACTTTGACTCAAATTCTGTAAACTATCAGAATGAGCCAGGGAACGTGTTTTGTCTTGAGTTTCCTGAAGGCTATGTTCTTATAGGTGAACATTTTATTCCTGAAAGAAACAAGCATGTATTCTTCCTCACCAACCCAGAAACTGGTGGTTCTGAGATAGGATATATGGACAATAATGACTGTGTCTATCGCAAATATATCAATGCTCCGTGTCTCAACTTTAATATCAACCATCCTATTCACAAGGCTGTCCACAGGATTACAGAATGTAATGTAGAAGTGTATTGGACAGATGGAATCAATCCCCGTAGATATATTGATCTCAATCCAGATAATCTCCCCTATGTTCTTATAGGAGGCACACCCGCATGCGATCCTGTGTACAGCGATGAGATAGATTGCAATGGACTAAATGTCCAGCCCAACTTCACTGTTCCACAGCTTGATGTAACCAAAATAATATCTACAGGTGGTGAACTAATAGCAGGCACTTATCAGTTTGCTATTCAGTATTGTGATGCAAATAGCAACCCTTTCACCTCCTATTATTCTGTTACTAACCCCACTCCTATTGCTGATCCAAGTATCACCACTCCCAACTTCAATTATGTAACAGGAAGATCTATTGAGCTCACTGTCAGCAACTTAGAACTATCAGGACTCTACCAGAATTTTAACATAGCTGTTATTAAAACCATAAATGGTATTACATCTGTTGAGCTGATTGGTACTTATTTTATTGATGGTCCATCTCAGGTGATCACTTACACAGGGCAAATCAAAACAGACATTCGCCTGACAGTAAATGACATCTTTGAGAAGTTCCCCTATTATGAGGTGGCTCAAGATATTACAGCTGTACGCGATATACTGGTGTGGGACCAACTTACATCCATTGATAGAATTAACTATCAACAGATAGCTAGCGGTGTTACATTACAATGGGAAAGTTACCGCATTCCTAGCACAGAAACTTATGCTAATGAGTTCAATGCCACCAACTTACGTGGGTATCTGCGCGATGAGGTGTATGCATTTGAGATAGTGTTCTTGCTTAAGAATGGTAAGCAAACTGATGGATTCCATATTCCTGGAAGGATGGCTAATGGTAATGACCTAGTGCCTGTTCCTACCACCAACGATGACTTTATAGGTGAGCCAGATCCTATAACAGGAACTAGCCCCTATTGGAAGATATACAACACAGCCACTTTTTCAGGATTCTCTCCTGGCTATTCTACAGCTACAGATTACAAAGGACCTTACCAATTTGGTGAGTTTGCCTACTGGGAGTCTACAGAAGAATATCCCTGCAATGAAGATGTGTGGGGACCTCTAGCTGGTCAGAAGATTAGACATCACAAGTTCCCAGATACTCTGGTGAGTCCCATATTTGAGTCTGCCCTATTCACAGGACAAGATACAATGGTGATTCAAAAAGATGCCATTTTCCCAATAGGGGTGAGAATAGACATCCAGCAGGTGCAAGCTCTTATTCAGAGTTCCAATCTCACAGCCTCTCAGAAAAGTGAGATAGCTGGATTCAAGATTATCCGTGGTGACAGAAGCACCAATAAATCCATCGTAGCTAAGGGTATTTTAAGAAACGTGGGTAAGTTTGACCGTGAGGGCACAGAATACTACTTCCCCAACTATCCTTACAACGATCTTAGAAAAGATCCATTCTTACTAGAGAAAAGCAACGCTTACACAATTCCACTTGCTGCAACAAGTACATCTTCTCTGTGTAGAAACTTTGACATTTATTCCACAGCTGTTGGAACTATTGAGTATATAGATTGTTACACTCAACAACCAGCTGAAAGAAAGATTCTTCCTTCTGAGGTGAATACAGTTATTAAACTGTGTGCGTTAGACTATCCAAAACCCAAAGTTTCACTTCCTGGATCAGGAACATACTCAATTACATCCAACACTTACAATGTATATAAAATTACATTTACAGGTGGAGTTGCTCAATCACTGGTGTTTAATTTTGTAAATCCAGTTCCAGGATGTGCTATAGATGTATTCACTGGTCAAATTAATGATCCGTATGTAGGATATAATAGCTGGGCTGAATATTGTGCACTGAACCCAACAAACAATTGTTGTAACAATCCTGGAAATGCACCTCTTGGTATAGAGAATTTTAGAGCCTTTTCTGGAAATGATATAGTTAGGTATCTTCCTTCCATATCTGCACCAGTATTTAATAATACAAATACTAACAACAAAATAGGATACACTATTGAACTTGTAAGTTCAGAAGGAATTGACCTTTGTAATCCTCCAAACCTAGATGGGTTTGATGAGGAAGCATCTAAATACAGACATGTATTCAACTCTCCTGAAACATCCTTTGGACAGCCATTTTTAGGAAATGTTCTAAAACTAGAGAACGTAATCTATGGTGCTGGTAGAGCTCACTTTGTACAGGTGCAAAAGAATGCAATGTACAGACTATTAAGTCTTGAGGCTCAGCAAGATGCATTGGCTAGCTCTAATAAGGTGGCTGCTATCACAACAGATTACAATGCAAGTGCTCTGTTTGCTGCCTATCAGGTATACCTAGGCATTTATGTAAACGGTATCACTAGACGCAACTATGCTTATTCTTACAACTCTATAGCCAGCTATGACTACAGCAATGACATCTATAATGGACTGGGAGTTAAACAACGTGAGCTTGACCTTAAGCAATATCTTATTCCTGGTGTACAGGGGGTAGGTGATAACAAAAATGTGAATAACTGGAGTAGGGAAAGTTCTGTCTACCTAAAGACTAAATCAGCTAGACCAGCTCTACCATTCCCCAACCAAACTCCTCTTATAAGTGGCGCTGTTAATGACAGGTCTAGAATGACTCTCAGTGATGCTGGAGTTAATGGTGATTTAGATAACTGTGATCTGCCTGCCAGAGAAGAATATATAAGTGTTATCTCTTACTACGGATCTCTTAAGAACATATTTGTCAATCAGTATGGACAGATATACTCTTATGAAACTGTAGACACAGGATTCCAAAGAGACATAACGCCTATTACCGCACCTATTACAGCCACCTTCTTTGGAGGTGATACGTTCATCAGTAAGTTTGCGTTCAAGACTAAGCTACCGTTCTTCTTTGATAATCGTGTAAATGCTCCTGATGACAGTGATATATTCTATGATGAGATTGGTAATGTGGCCTATCCAAAATACTGGCATTCAGCACGTTCCATTCTTACAAACGCTTCTGTCAACTCAGCTGTATTAAGAAACTTCTTCTCTATCAAAGCTAACAATCTCGATTGCCCTAACGAACAAACCCCTGAAACAAGCGCTGGTAGAACCTACTATGATGGTAAGATGTACCTGTTTGCATATGGTATCCCTTATTTTTATTGCGAGAGTTCTTACAACGTTGACCTACGTCAGGCTTTCAACAACAGAGAAGGAGACTTCTGGCCACACGTAAGTACAGGTATTCCTGATGACTGGGTACAAGAGGACTATGTATCTATTGCTCAGGATAACACCTACTACTATAATGTAACCTTCTCTAAGCAAAACAGAGAGAATACATTCACTCATTTGCCCTACGACTGGGATAATATATGTTTCACAAACTTCCCTTTCAGAGCTATATATTCTGATAGTCAAGAACTTACAACATCACCACAGGGTAATAACTGGCTAATTTATAGAGCCACATCGTTCTTTGATTTTCCACAGAACTACGGAAATCTGGTGAGTCTGGATGGTATACAAAACAAGGCTATACTGGCTAGATTTGAGAATAAGAGCTTACTTTATAACACGCTACTTACCATCAACACTAGCAACCCACAAGCTGCCTATATTGGTAATCCAACCTTGTTCACAAGTTCTCCTCCTATAGATTTTGCAGAAACTGATCTAGGATATGTAGGAAGTCAGAACAAAATGCTTCTGAAGATACCACAAGGACAAGTGACTATAGATGCTAAACGTGGACAAGTGTTCCTTGTTTCTGGTAACCAGGTGCAGGATTTGTCTGCTTTTGGCTCAGGGATGAACAGGTTCTTTACAGACCATTTAGCTTTTGAAATCCTACGATACTTCCCCAAGGTGGATATAGATAACCATTTCAATGGTGTAGGACTACATGGTGTATTTGACAGCAAGTTTGACCGCATCATCATCACTAAACTTGACTACATCCCAAGATTGAATAATATTATTTACGATGATGTAAATAAGAAGTTCTACCTAGAAGAGCCTGTAGAATGCTGTGATGAGGATAAGATTATTAGGAAAGAGGTGTTCTTAACAGACTCTGAATACTTCTGTAATAAGAGCTGGACATTATCTTTTAACTTCAACACTAACAGTTGGATAAGCTTCCATAGCTATATTCCCAACTGGTACATTGCTGAAAACAACTTCTTCTACTCAGGATTGAACGATTGTTGTGGTGACTTTGACGCTGTTGTGGCTAATCCTATACCCAACACTACCACCACTACAACTAGTAGTAGTTCGTCAACAACCACCACAACATCCTCTACAACAACCATTTATGTGGATTGTCAGCTAACTGGTGTGGCTTGTGAAATTACAACAACCACCACCACTAGCACTAGTACAACGACTACCACCACCACTGCTTTCCCATGTGAGTGCTATGTTGTTTACAACCCAACTGACTCAACTCGTTCTGTGGGTGGCTATAAGTGTGGAAGCACCGTTCTGTCTTTCACTCCTGTAAATCCAGGATTTGTTGTAAGATTGTGTTTCAGCACTCAGGCGGTTCCTTATTCCGATCCTGAGGTGATTATAACTCTCTGTGGCACATCCTGTATACAAGACTCAGATTGTGTAGAATGCACCACTACAACAACAACCAGTAGTTCATCTACTACCACCACAACAACCACTACACTAATATGTGATGATTGTTATGAGTATACAGTTACAGCTGACCCCACCGCAACAATTCAGTGGATTAATTGCAACGGAAGCACAGGAGAAGCTGTACTTAGTGACTCCACTCCTTTTGTAATTACATGTGCTGTGGAGAATAGCATCATCACCACAGGTGGTGCTGTTACAATTACAAAAGGTGCCTACTGCGGAAATACATGTGGAACTACAACAACAACAACCATAGCACCTTTATAAAATGCCTCAAAACGTATTCATAAAGCTAGTGAAAGCCTCTCCTAAGAGTGGGCCTTTTACCATTTCTGATAACTTCGGGAATGTAATAGCTACAGGTGTACCCAAGAGTCAACTGATTGATGGGGTGGTGTATAGCGTAGATAGTGCTGCTACAGTGATTATCATCACATCCACTGGTAGCTGTAAGAAATCAGTCAATTTTCCCATCTCCCAGATAACTCCAAACCAGCAGGTAACTCTTAAGTTTGAACAGATGCTTAACTCTTGCCTATGGAGACATTTAACAGATGTAGAAAACTACAACAAGTTCTATGGAAACATTGAACCATACATCATTGAGTATCCGTTCAATTATGCCTACTATGACCAGATTTTACAATGCGTTAAAGACTACACTAAAGCTTATAGGTACTTTGTATCTCCTGGTGGTGTGTTTAATGATAACGATAGGATTGAGATTGACAATCAATGGTTTAACAAAGCTGTATTATACAACGGTCAACAGTCTACAGGGGTGCTTGAGTTGGTTCCAAAGCCTATTAACAACCTCAAGGACTACTTGAAGTATCCTGTATACAACACTGATAGTAAGACAATTACATATACAAAATCAGATAACTTCTATCAGTATAACACATTCTGGTCTTTGGTAAAGAATAAATCCATACCTTTATTTGTAACCACCTGTGAATCAATGTCTTTAGACAAGGTGGTGAACCAGGCTAATATGGATTATGGTAAACGCTCTTTCAAAAAAGAACCCCTGCGTGCTAAGGATTTGAAGGTGAGACACATTTTAGATAACGA